AGCGGTTCTATTGTTATAATTTGCGTATTTGCAATAGAAAACAGGAATTTATCCGGATCAACATTTCCGCCTAAAATAGTAGTGCTTTTCAGCTCTTGTGGTGTTATAAATAAAAATTCTGCCATGCTATTTCTTGTCTATTTGTTTTAATTTTCTTATGGCCCACTCAACGCCAGAAGTTCCGCCCCAAGCATCGAACATAATACCGCCGCAGCCGTCACTATATTTTACGTCCTTGTGCTGCTGGTGCCTCTTAAAGCTCGCCATCCTTGCTATTGTATCTCTTGTTAATTTTTCCCTTCTCGCTAATTGGCCAGCTCTGGTCCATCCAACTTGTGTACCGCAATCTGAACCGTTTTCTTCTTTATATTTTAAAGCCCTTTTTGCGTTATTTGTAGCGCTTTGCGGATAGTCATTATAAGTCTCCTCGGCCAATCTTTGATATAACTCCTTAGACTTTGCCGATAACTCAACGCCGCTATCTCTATAGTTTGGCGTTAAACTCCAGTAGTTGTTTTGTGCCTCTGCAACCTTTGCAACTCTTTTGTCGTTTTTGTCAAAGCTCGCTTCTTTCCTGTCTTTCGGATCAAGCTCTAATATCATTTTTCTGGCCTCATTTACACTTATCCTGTCGTTACCTTTTTTAAGGTATACTACGCGCTGCCACCAGTGTTTACAGTTAACGCCGCCCTTAAAAAGAAAGATATTGTAACTATCTGTGCCTGAAGGGCTTAGCTCTTCATTATAGTTATAATTAGCGTTCAAATCCTCTTCACGATATACCTTGTCGGCCTCTATAACTTTGTTACAAAAATCGCGTTCACCTTTTTTAGATCCAGCGTATTGATATCTAACTTTAAACAAGCTTGTATCTTGTTTGGATTTTTTATTACTTGTCTTTGGCGCTTGAGCTAATTCAATTAAATTCAAATCACCTTCTGAAAATGTGATCTCATCGCATCTTTCATTTTCTATAATTTCCCAGTCATCGCCAACAACCTCGCCCAAAGAAATTAATCTATCAACGTTTTGGGATGATAAATTTACATCTTTTTCGCCACAAAAAACTAAGCTTTTATCTCTATAGTCTATCATTTGATCATAGCCGCTACTTGGATCGCTAAACATTTTTTCAGTAATATCTAAATCTTTGTTAGGATCATATACCATTGCAACAACATCTGGCGTACCATGCAAATCTTTAACCCACCCGTCTGGCGCATACGTCTCATTAAAAGGTGTTCTTGATACAACTCTAAATCCAGCTTTTAAGTATATTTTTGTTAGATAGTTATCAAAATTATCTAATTTTCTACCTCCAGCAGAAACCGCATCCTTTAACAACTTACCTCCAACTCCTTTTTCTTTACTGTTTAATTTCTTAAACAATCCTTTTATATCACCTTCACCACTTACGGCAACCGCGCCATAAGGTTTATCTATTATAATGCTTTTTTCTGCATCTGATTTACTTACACTATCAACGGACCAGTATCTACTTGGATCGCTATTTTTAGTTTTGTTTAACTCACTTATATAATCACTAACTTGCTTTGCTGTTGTTTTTGCTGCCTTTTTCTTTAAATCGCTTTTATTTAAACAATTTTTTTTTTCAGTATTTAAGTTTCCAGAACCCCATTTACCATCAGCGCCTCTCTTTTGATTTGGATCAAAACCAGCTAGTTTTACCTCTTCTTTTTTTTCCTCAACAATCTCTTCAACAATATCTTCAATTTCCTCTGTTAATGGCTTGAAATGTAAATCTAAATTTATATCAAATTGATTCAATATATCTGTAATACCATCAATGATAAAATCTTGTTTTGGCTTTATCACTCGCTTCATTGTTTGCTTTTCGCTCATATCCATTTCGTCTGCTACAGAGCTAAATCCGCTTGCAGAGGATAGGCCAACAAGTGAAGGGCTTATAACCCTGTGTGCTGTCATCAACTGGGTTTTACACTCTTTAGTGAGGAAATCCCATTGCTTATGAATATTGTCATTTACTGGAAAAGGCGTGATATCAATTTCTACGTCTCGGCCATTAAACGAAATAATGAAGTTCGAAGCGTTCGAGCTAGAAGTAAGTTTCTTTTTAACCTGTCTTTCAAACTCGTCTTTTTCCTCGTCACCCCAGCTTTTACCGTCTGGTATGTTAATTATATAACCAGCAGATAAGCCATTTCTTATAGAAGAGATATTCAAATTTGAAATTTCCTCTTCCATTTCAGCATACTGTAAACCGGCTAAATAATCTGGACTGCTTATGTACTCATCACCAACTCTGTAAGGCCTACCTACGTATATTTCTATAGCTTCTTTTGAAGTTCCAAAAGCTGGAAATTCTTCTGGCCTGTATTTGTTTGTATTGCTCCAATTTTCACAATACCAATAGCTATCAATTTCGCCATCTTCGTTTTTTATAGAAGGCGCAACTAATTGCTTTGGTAAATGTTTTATACTTGATAAACCGCCGCCTTTTGTTCTTATAACTTGTACTGAATATTCATTGAATATTTGAAAATCAGCAATAATCTTTCTAAGCTCCTGTGGCCTAAGATATTTTTGTAGCAATGCCCAATCATTAACACCCTGTAAACCATCCTTAAAATCAAGCCCTCTGCCGTATATCAAGCTTATGTACGTGCTGTTTATAGAAGAGTTTGTAGCAGATCCATTATTTCTATCAATAATGTATTGATAAAAACTATTTTTGTGGCCATTTAAAACCCAATTTTTGTTTTTATTTTCTACTATTTCCGGCTTAACGTAGCTGGCCAGTGTAATTAATTTTATATCCATTTTTTAGCTCCAAAAGTATTTACCATCTGTTAACTCAAATTCCTGTGTTACTTGACTGGTTGCGTATAATAGACCTCTATAAAGAATCGTATTGTCTACGTCTAATATTTTTACTTGATAGCTATCGCCACTATTAAAATTGTGATCAAAGCTAAAGTTAATTCTGCCTTGATTTACTACAGTATAAGTAACAACAATAGAAGTAACAACCTTTGTAATATCGTCTTTCAGCTCTAGCGTAAAATTTGTAGTGCTAGGTGATTTTCTTAATACTATTTCTACATTGTGAGTTACGTCTGTTGGGTTTACAACTATCATATATTAAAAACGAAAAAAGTCATTTATTGTTATAAAAAAACCCTGTCTAATTAAAAACAGGGTTTTAAGATATATATTTATATAATATTTACGCTACTAAAGCTTTAAAAGCTGTTGCCGTTGCAGAATCTAATATTGGTGCAAGTGTTGCTGTAGTTGCTACACCGGTAAGCGTATAGCCGTTCATATCAGCTTTTGCGCCACCACTGCTTGAAACTGCGGTGAAATCCATACCGTCATCAAGTGCCAAAGCGTGAAGCTTCCCGTTTCTATCTTCAACAACTACCTGAGGATATCCAGCCACCATAAGATTTAATTCTGCATTGGTTGCAGCATCGATCTTTTTTAGTACTGTTGTTAAGGTTTGCGTATTTACTCTTGATCCAGTTAGTCTTGATCCTTCCATAGATTGCTCTAAAGTATTACCGTCACCTTCTAGCTCATATTTAAAAACCGCTGTTAATCCAGCATTGATAGCTGTAGCCTCACCAGCTACCACTGTAAATGCATCTTCTATACTATTATATAAATATAAAGCTGTTTGGCCTCCCAGCCCATCTTTGCAGACTTTAGATCTGCCCTGTGTTACGTCGCACGCCATTTGTGTTTATATTTTATAAAACATTAGCTACCAGTCAGTTATCCAACTGGTAGCTTTGTTTTGGTTAATTATTATGCTTGTGTAGTTAACAACCATACGATATCTTCACTGTTGTAATAACCTACAGCAGCACCGTATACTAGTTTCCCACGTACTTGACCTGTTAAAAGCCCGATAGAATCTTCGTCTACCATTGAAAGCTCGTTCATATCAGATTGTAAACCTGTAGCAAAAACTACGTTTTTAGGTTCAAAAACAACAATAGTGTTATCTGGTAAGCCGTTTACTTCTGTAATTGTGTAACGCCCAAATCTCACTTGTTTTGCTTCTGCGTTACCGTCATTTGCAATACCTTTTGAAATAAGGTAGAAAGAGTAAGCTTGAAATACATCTGGTGAAACTGCAACTGTTAAGTCTTTACGTCTAATTGCTACTGGTACAGCCGCTAGTGCTGCCTTTAAGTGAGCCTCAACGTTTGCCTCTGTTGTAGCTGCTGCAAGTGCTGTAATACCGTTTCCAGCTTTTACTACGTTTCCATCTGCTGCGAACTGCTCGATAAGACCAGCAAATTCTCCATCCGTAGCCGCTAATCCGGTCCAGATATCTGTATCTACTTTTTCAGCTTGTGAAGCCAATAGCTCCATAGAAATTGCTTCCATGATATCTGCTGGCGCGTTTGGATTTGAAGCACTAGCTCCCATAGAATCCTCGCTCCAAGTTTGTCTAAAATCTTCTTTACAAACCTGTATTGGGTTCATTAATTTTTCGATCTCTAAAACTTTTTCACTCAAAGTCACCGCACCTTCTGGTACGAATCCACAAGAATAATCTGTAGTTCCATTTGTGTATGCGATTTTGCGTAAATTCATTTTGTAATTTACGTTTTCCGCTACAGTTACTAAATTTAATCTAAGTGTATCTGCTTCGCGAAAAGCTGCACCGATTATCTCACCAGCCGCTTTTCCGGCGTAGTTACTTGATACTGTTGTTGTTGTTGCCATTTTTTATTTAATTTAACTTATTTATTACTTTCTTAATTTTTCTAATAATCTACCATTTCTGGTTAACTCTACCTGTGCTGGTTTTGCTATAATTGGCTTACTTGCTGGTTGCTCTTTTAGCTCTACCAATTCTGCCTTTATAGATTTTAACTCCAACAATTCTGTATTAACTGTTGCAAGCTGTACATCATAAGAAGATTTAAGTTCTGAAAGTTTGGCCTCAAAACCTTCGTTTTGTTTGCTCATTAACATTTTCATTACCTTTTCAAATTGAACCTCTTTCATTTCAACCTCTTCGTCCTCTTTTACTTCTTTTTTAGGAGCCTCTTCTTTCCCATCTTTTTCAAGCTTTTCGCCCATTTCATCAACTCGGCCATCTTTTACTAAGATCATACCAGAATCGGTAGGGTATTCACCATCTGGTAAAGATACCTTCTCATCTTCAACCATAATATACAAAGAAGTTCCTACTTCTAATTTATCACCATCAAACATAATTGTAATATCGCCGCTAGTTACGCTACCCATTTTAACCTCTTTTTGATTTAAGATGTTTTCTGTAAACCAGATTTCCATCTTTTCAAGAAGATTCTTTTTTTCTTCACTCATTTTTATATTGGATTTTAAATTAACTTCCTGTAAATCTACCATTGCATCAACAGAAAAACCTTTTAGTTTCCCTGTTTTTATATAATCCTCCCAGATCTCATCATTGTCAACTTTCATTGTAGCAAGCCAAGATCCTTTAGGATAGCTCAAACCAAAGTTAGCCGATTTATCTATATCTGAATTTTCCACTAGCCAAGATTCCACGAAACTAACGCCCTCAATAGGCGTATCGTGTTCAAGCTTAGAGTTTAATTGAAATCCAGATTTGAAAAAATTATGTGATAGTTTTTTAATTGTATCTTCTGAAAAGACTATATTAAATTCTGTATCGTCTTGTTTTCTGTAGATTAATTGGTTAGGCTGTAAAACTAAACCCATTAAAATACGCTGCTCTTCGTCTACCTTTGAAAGCTTTACAATCTCTTCTTGTTCTGAAA